GGACCCTTTTACAAATTGGTCTTGGAGGTTATGTTGTGGGCAGGAGCGCAGAATCGGTGGCGCGCACTATGGCAAATAAACCGGCAAACAAAGAACAAGAAAACGGATAGGATAAAAAATGAGAAATGATTACGGAATAAGACCAAGAGATAAAATGATGAATGGCGGAAAAGCTATGTCAAAAAATAAAAAATCAAAAAAAGCTGATATGTTAACTGCTAAAATGTCTAAAGATAAAAAAGGCAGAGCAGTAGCAAAAGGTAAAAGATAATGGCTGGGCTTGGAAAACAAACAAGAGGAAATGGTATTGCTAGAGTAGGTTTAGCAAAAGGCACACTTCCTGATTTTAATAAAGATGGTGAAATTACTCAAGCTGATGTTTTAATTGGTAGAGGTGTAGTTAAAGCTGCTAAAGGTGGATCTATTAAAAAAGATACACATGTAACTAAAGACGGTAGAGTTGCTAAAAAAGGACTTTACTACTACATGAACCGTGCAAAAAAATTAGGAAAAAGTAAACCTGGTAAAGGAACTGTTTCTGATAAGGCATTAAAAGCTTCAGCTAAGACAGCTAAAAAATAATGGCCGGACTTGGTATTCATACCAGAGGTTGTGGTAAAGCTAGAGTTTTAAAAGCCTCTGGTGGATCTGCGGCATGGCAAAGAAAAGAAGGTAAATCAGAATCAGGTGGTTTAAATAGAAAAGGTATTGCATCTTATAGAGCTGCTAATCCTGGTTCTAAATTATCAATGGCAGTTACAACTAAACCCAGTAAGTTGAAAAAGGGTTCAAAATCTGCTAATAGAAGAAAGTCTTTTTGTGCTAGAATGTCTGGCATGAAGAAAAGATTGACCTCTGCAAAAACTGCACGAGATCCAAACTCAAGAATTAATAAGTCTCTACGTAAGTGGAACTGTTAATATAACAAAAAAGGAAAGATATGGACGCTGTAACATTTATAAGTAAACTTCAAAAATTTATCAGAGATTCTTACCAAAACATCGGTGACGCTATGATATCTGGAACAGTTGACAGTATGGAGAAATACAAGTATATGCAAGGACAGGCAAATGCCTACCAAACAGTAATTCAGGAAATCTCTAACCTGCTAAATAAGAAGGAGCAAAACGATGAAAAAGGAAACGTTATCGACCTCGGAAAAGGAAATACCAAAGATAAACCTAGGTCTTGAAGAAAAATATAAAGAAGAAGCTAAGACAGCTGAACCTACTAAAGAACCATTAAATCCAGAAAATATAAAAGCTGTAGTTGATGAGTTACCAACACCAAGTGGTTGGAGAATTTTAGTATTACCATTCACACCAAAAGAAAAAACATCTGGTGGAATTATTATTGCACAAGAATCATTAGACCGTTTAAGAATAGCTACTAATTGTGGTTATGTTTTAAAAATTGGACCTCTTGCATATTTTGATAAAGAAAAATATCCAACAGGACCATGGTGTAAAGAAAAAGATTGGGTTATCTTCGCTCGCTACGCGGGCTCGAGATTACCAATAGAGGGCGGTGAAGTTCGTATATTAAACGATGATGAAGTGTTAGGAACAATTCCTGATCCTGAATCTGTACTTCACTATATTTAACCATAGGAGAAAACTATGCCAGAAGATAAGAACGCAAAGACAGTTGACATAGATACATCTGGACCAGAGGTTGATGTTGAGTTAGAAGATACATCTAATCCTGAATCAGAGGTAATTGAAACTGTTGAACAAGAAGCAGCTCCAAAAGCTGAGAAGCCTAGTGATGCAAAAGTGGCAACCGAGTCACAAGCCGCTAGCACCTCGCCACAAGAAACGAGCGGCGAGAACAAACCACAGAAAGACGAATTAGAAGATTATAGTAAAGATGTACAAAGACGTATTGCTAAACTTACAAAAAAATGGAGAGAAGCAGAACGTCAAAAAGATGAAGCTCTAAAATATGCAGAAGTAATTAAAATCGAAAAAGAGGCAACTCTTAAAAGATATTCTGTACTGGAAGGAGCAAGTGTTAAGGATCGAGAGGCGAGGATTGCTTCAGGGTTACAAGCTGCAAAAGCTAAACTTTCGGAAGCAAGAATCAATCAAGATATGAATGCTGAAGTAGATGCTCAAAGAGATATAGCTAGACTTGGTTACGAGGAAGCTAGATTGATGGAAGCTAAATCAGCGCTAGAATCTGCTCCAAAACAACAAACACAACCTAACATTAATCTTAATAGGTCAGTTGAACAAGAAGTTAGACCAGATCCAAAAGCAGAGTCTTGGGGATCTAAAAACAAGTGGTTTGGCTCTGATTCAGCTATGACTTATACGGCTTTTGACATACATAAAAAGCTTGTAGATGATGAAGGTTATGACCCAGCAAGTGACGAATATTATGTGGAAATTGATAAAAGAATAAGACTTGAGTTTCCCCATAAATTTGATAAGATTGCAACAACGGAAACGACTAGACCGACACAAGTAGTAGCTTCAGCGAAGCGAAGTGTAAAACCTGGTCGCAAAACTGTGAGACTCACACCTTCTCAAGTTGCTATCGCTAAAAAATTAGGAGTGCCATTAGAAGAATATGCGAAACAATTAAATATCACGAAGGAGGTATAGGCATATGGAAAACGAAAAAATGAAGACCCCACGTGCGAGCCAAACTAGGACTGCTGAAAAGAGACCTACAACTTGGACTCCACCATCAAGTTTAGATGCACCGCGCCCTAAGGACGGTTTTAAACACCGATGGATAAGGCTTGAAATTTTAGGTCAAGATGACACTAAAAATGTTTCAAGTAAATTAAGATCAGGATGGGAATTAGTTAGATCTGATGAATACCCTGGTGAAACTTATTCAACGATAGGCGAAGGAAAATACGCGGGAGTAATCGGGCATGGTGGCCTTGCGCTGGCAAGGATACCTGTAGAGGTTGCAGCAGCTAGAGATGCTTATTTTGCAAAACAAACTAAGGATCGAGAAGATGCAGTAAATAACGACCTTTATAAGGATCAGCACCCAAGTATGCCAATCAATAGTGAGAGGCAGACTCGTGTAACTTTTGGTGGTACGAACAAAAAATAATTTTTTTGTAATATCAACAAAGTAAATAAAAACTTAAACAAGGAAAAAAACTATGGCTAACCCAAACGCAGCCTTCGGTTTATTACCGATAGGCAAAGTTGGACAGAATAGAGATGCTCAAGGTTTAAGTGAATACGGAATTGCAGCTAGCTCTTCAGCTATCTATCAAAATGACCCAGTAACAGCAGCGGGAACTGGATACATTACGGTAGCTACAAGTGCTTCTCAATTATTAGGTTCACTTAACGGAGTTTTCTTTACGAATGCTTCAACTAAGAAACCAACATGGGCGAACAATTTAGCGGCAGCAAATACTGCTACTGACATTGTCGGTTATGTTAGTGACGACCCTTACGAGAGATACGAAATACAAGCTAGTTCGACTCTACCAATTGCAAGTATTTTCTTAAACGGAAATATACATTATACAGCTGGATCTTCAGCTAACTATGTATCTAAAGTTACTTTAAATACATCGCAATTGAATGCGAACGATACTACTCAAATTCGTGTCATTGGAGTTGCAAAAGGCTTCAATAATGAATTATTAAATGATACAACTTACGCTACAAACGTAGTAGTAACTGCTATTATTAATAACCATTTCTATAAACAATTTACAGGAGTATAAGAATATGGCTATATCAAGAGGACAGCTAGTCAAAGAACTAGAACCAGGATTGAATGCACTATTCGGCCTGGAATATAAGAGATACGAGAATCAGCATCTTGAAATTTTCGATACTGAAACTTCAGACAGAGCTTTCGAAGAGGAAGTAATGTTATCAGGTTTCGCTAACGCGGAAATCAAGCCGGAAGGATCTGCAGTTGTATTTGACAATGCGCAAGAAACTTTCACAGCTAGATACACTCATAATACCGTAGCACTTGCTTTCGCAATCACTGAAGAAGCGATTGAGGACAATTTGTATGACAGACTTGCGTCTAGATATACAAAAGCTTTAGCAAGATCTATGGCAAACACTAAACAAGTAACTGCAGCTAACGTTCTAAACAACGGTTTCAGTACATCTTATGTAGGTGGTGACGGAGTTTCTTTAATAAACTTATCACACCCAACTATTGCTGGTTCATTCAGTAATACATTGGCTACACAAGCTGACTTAAACGAAACTTCTCTTGAACAATCGTTGATTGATATCAACTCGTTCACAGATGAGCGTGGTTTAAAAATTGCAGCTCAAGGTGTTAAATTAATCATTCCAAAAGAATTACAATTCACTGCGGAAAGATTAATGAAATCAGCTGGAAGAACACAAACTGCTGATAACGATATCAATGCGATCAAATCAATGGGAATGGTTCCACAAGGTTACGTGGTTAACAATTTCTTAACTGATACTGATGCATTCTTTATCAAAACTGACGTTCCAAACGGTATGAAGATGTTCGTAAGAGCACCTATCAAAACTGCTATGGAAGGTGATTTTGATACTGGTAACGTTAGATACAAAGCTAGAGAAAGATACAGCTTCGGCTGGTCTGACCCTAGAGGTATCTTCGGATCATCAGGATCTGCTTAATATTTAAGCAAATTTTATTTAATGGGGTGGGTATATCTCACCCCATTATTATGTTAGAAAGAAAGAATTATGACAAAAATGTTTCAAGTAAAAATTAGAGCTTATGGTCACATGGCTAATTTTGACATTGAAGCTGAAGATAGTGCAGAAAGTATAGAA